TCATTTAGCCCAGCATCCAGTACATCATTATGGATGTTTTTCGCCACTCTGCGACCTCCCTTAGACGTGGTTACCGCTACTATCTACAATCTATTTCAGGTATAAAAAGCAAAAGACCCCCTATTTGGGGGTCTCTATATGTAGCTTCTGTCTGGGCACCCAGAAATAGTCTGGTGCCCCGGGTTTAGTCCCTGCTTTCGGGTTTCTGGCAACAAGCTCTTTAACAGTACAGTACCCTGCATAGACAAATATGGGGGAGTGGTCAATCATCAGGACATAATAATCATGCGCTGGAGGACTGCTCAGTACAGGCACCCTCAATGAAAAAGCCTTGTCTGGTTTGGTGGTTTTCACATCAATGTGGCTGCCATCCCTGCCTATGAAGTCAGCTTCTCCAGCCCGGCCTGACGGGTTTTGAGAAACGTTCATGAACAGGTTAAACATCTTCCCAAAAGCATACTCACCACACAGCCCCATGACTTCGTTCTCCATGTGAGGTCTGTCAGTAGTGTTGTGGAAGTTGTCAACACCAGTGCCCCTGTTGATCATGTACCTCAACTCAGCGAGAAACATCATCGCCTCGATCTCGGTCTGATCCAGGATAACTTTAGAAGGTTGGCTCATACATAAACCTGCTTGGAGGTGGTCCTTGTTTCTTCTTCAAAGTATAACTGCCCCCTGAAGATGTCAGGATCTCATACCCGTTGTCCAGGTGATAAGCAACCCTGGAAAGGGCCTCATCTGTAGAGAAGTGCTGTGTATTCTGCACTCCCTCAGATGTGATCACCTTCTCCAGTCCAATACTTACGTCTATTATTATCAACTCAGTAGCCATTATATTCCTACCCAGTGTCCAAGATCTTTCCTTAAAATGTTTATATACTCTGTGTCTGAGGCCTTATAGGATATGCCCTCAACCTGGGCCTTCTCATTCACAACCTCTATGGGTACAATGTTGTCCCCATCTTCATCGGAGTATACCAGGGCAAACCCCTGCGACCAGTTTTGTGATGCTACATTACCTGGGACTGTTCCGTCTATCTTGCAAACGCAGCCTGGGGATACAGCCCGCACAACCTGGGTACCCTTGCGGGTATTTATCGTCTTTATACCAAACTCCATTCTGTGGATGTGCCCAAATATAACAGACACGTCGTTCTTAGCCAGCATAGCTTTGACGGTATCTCCAGCACCTGCTCTAGCTCTGTCCCCGTGCTCACATACCAAGTCATCACTGATCCAGTACTGACCATCCGGGTAGTCTCCGATCCAGTCTATATTCAGAGATTCCAGGTCAAGTAAGTAAGGGATAGTCAAAGCTGGAGGGTCTTCTACCTTGTTAGCTTTTCTAAGATCGAAAGCTGCGATCATGTTTGTCTGTCTGGCCTTGTACATCCTGTTCTCGTGGTTGCCCTCTATCTCTACCATCTCAGCTCGCATTGCAGCGCCCCTCATCTGGGCCAACCACCACCCCAGCTCATCAACTGCTGGTTGGGTTACGTTCCTAAACTCTGGTGACCTGATAAACTTGTCTGACCAGTCCGGGAGATCTAAGTTGTCCCCCAGGAGGATTATACGATCAGGCTGCAGGTTATAGATTACACTGAGGATTATACTCAGCACACCCCGGTCATGAAATGGGGTAAGCTTGCCAGTGTAAAAGTCTCTGTAAAACCCTACATGGATATCGGGTATAACCAGGGAAATCTCTCGAGGCCTACCAGGATAACCCATAAGAGGCGTGTCTTTGCGCACAGATTCCAAGTCCAAGTTTAGACTTATTGGTTGTACTGTTGGGAAGACTTCGATCGGATTCTTGCGTACCAACCAAGCTTTCACCTGGAAAAGTGGCTCTACAAAGATTTTACCCGTATCGGTGATGGTGCCAGTAGGTACCCCGGCAACCCACTCCATGTCCTTCTCCTGCTCTTTTCTCCCCACTTCCCACTTGTTGACCACGTAGCGGTCTACTTCCCACTCCTCCATGTCAACATCGCAGTGCTCTAGCAACTGCTCGAGAGAGACAATCCTACCCGGAGGTCCAATGACTTCCATGGTATTGCCCTCTACCTTCTTTTTGAACTCTTCTTTTTCTTCTTCTTCTTCACTCTCGAAAACGGCGTCTGCTAACTTCTCCCCCCGCAACTGCCTCCACTCTCTAATCCTGCGGTCCAGTGTTGGACCGTACATATCCAGCTCTTCTGCTAGACTATCTATACTCTCTCCTAGATTGTACCTACGTCGTACAAGATCATCTTTCTCTGCATCAGTCAGTGTCGTCCAAATAGACTTAGGCATAGTACCTCCTAATAAATGTACCCTCAATTATACTATACTTTACAATAAACGTCAAGAAAGGGTGCCAGGGAACCCCGGGCACCCTGATAGGTGCTAGGCCCATATTTCTATGGGCCCCGATCTCATTCTACTCATGGCAGACGAGCTAAAATTATCCTGCTGCTATAGCTCTTTCTTCGAAGATATCGCCCCAGGCCTCATACACTTCAGCTTCGATCAACCCGGAAATCACTTCCACATCAATATTGATCCCTTTAGCTTCCAGTGCAGATTGTACCTGAGCAATAACCCATTGTTTCTTGGCCTCTCCAACGTTTGCCAGCTGCCCGGTCAGGCCGGATTGTTCAGCTGCTTTCACGAAGGCAGCCACGAAGGCCTGTGCCATAGCCAGTTGCTCGGCAGTAAGCTTCGCTTTACCCTGTGCAATAAGGCCCCGTAGCCATACAACCACGAAACCCAGGATAACAGGCAGTAACAATGAAATTACTGTCTCTATCACATTTTGCAAAATCGGACTCCAATCTAACATTTCTTCACTCCTTTAGTTTATTTAGTAGGTCAACGAACCTAGACGAATAGCTGCATAGGTGATACCCGTCTGGGTATCGGTGTCAACAAAGACAGCATTCTCGAGCCCGGTAGCACCCGCACTATCGTCCTGTGTGTACAAGTCCTTTGGAAAAGGACCTATAAACCTTTCATTTCCAGCAGGTACCGTAACCTGCAGGTTAGGGATGGTCAAACCATCCAACGTCGCTATAACACAGTCAATGGTAACCACTACGGCCCCACCACCTGAGTTTTTGACGTGCAGCATAACACGCTGAGTTGTGTTATCAAATGCGTGCCCATCCGCTGCTGCTGCCGTATACGAGGGGTTTAGCCCTGTCCTTACGGTAGGTTGTACAGTTAAAACTGCTCTTGCCATGAGAAACTCCTTTTAGAAATTATTCTTTCTGTGTCCACTTTTTATGTATCCAACCTCTTAGTTTGAGCCAATCGCCCCTTTCAACCGAGATTGGTACTACTGATCCCTTCAATAACTCTCCGAGATCTGCGCTTGCTGCGTCCGCTTGTTCCCGAATATTCAGGACATCAGCGGTGATCCTTACGCTATAAGGCTCGAACTCCGGAGGAGGCGGAGGCTCAGGTGGTTCCACTGGTCCACCCCAGGCTGCAGCAATCCACTGCCTCATCTGGGTCTCGTTGCCGATCTCCCAGCGATCCCAGTCAACAGCAATAGATCCCGTAACCTCTCCAGCAGGTGCGACTTTCTTGTCTGCGGTCTGGTGAAGAAGAACACGGTTCCTGTTAATCCTGTTGGGTAGGGTCGGAGGCCCTGCGTGTTCCCTGCGCCTGTCATATAAGTACTGAGCTAACCACCAATAATGTTCGTTGAGCATCTCTGTAGTCCAGGAGCTCAACCACTGATTAGCCAGCAGATATCTGGTATAGATTATAGGACGGACCCCATCATGATCCGCAACCCGTTCTGACATCTCCCAGGTCTTATTGGCAATGGTTGCCCACAGTTGGTTCTGCCCCAACTCAAGGTCAATTGCTCGAGGGATAACATCAATAGTTGGGTGAATGCGGAACCAGTTTTCAGCCTGTTTCGCAACAGGTTCGCTTGGGTACAGAACATGGTAAGATGACCTGTACATCCCAGCTTCTCCGGCAGCCCCCCAATTGGTATGAAACCACGGGTCTGTGTAGCCCCAAGAGATACCTGCCCTGGCAAACATGCCCAGCACACCATTGCTCTTTGCTACATCAAAATTTACTATCTCCTGGTACCTGGAGTAGTCCCGCCATAAGGGCCTTTCTAGCCCCGTCGGGTCCTCAAATAAACTTGCTAACTTCGCTAAAATTGTATCTAACGCTGACATCTCTTCTCCTACGGCGCCCCCAAATGTGTTATTAAATTAGGGATGACATCAAGAAATAACCAGACAAGGAATGCTATAACGATTGGCATAAGGCCTTTCTCGAGCAGCCAGGATGCTGTAAGCGGGCCCTCTTTATCTTTCTTGGGCTCTGCCCCATTAGGAGGACCTTTGGTATCCTCAAAATGGGATTCTAACCTCGATTGTAATATAGCTACCTCTGCCACTAATCCCTTATCCCCGTTTGATCCTCTTAATGTTCTGTCCAACTCCCCTATTTTTAACTCTATGCTATCCAACTTCTCGCAGTTTGTCTGCACATCTTTTGAAAGTACTGCTATGTTCTGTTTCGTTGCAGAAACCTCAGCCTGGATAGCCTCCAGAATAGTAAGGGTTTGGCCCTCGAACCCTTGATTTCCCATACGTTGACCTCGATTGATTGTTTCAATTACTTCAATCGATTTTGCCCATAAAAGGAAAAACCCCCGGTTATACCGGGGGCTCGTCGTCTTCCTTCAAGTTGAGCAGGGGCTCTATTACCTGCAGGTCCAGAGGAGATATATCTACAGTTTCTAGCATATCCAGAGTAAGCTCTGGTAATACTATGTCAACCTCCTGTCCAAGGAGATCCATGACGGCCTGTTGGGCCTCTTCTCGTTTATCTTTCGGAATAACCCTCTTTCCCTCTTCGTCATCTTCCATGAATCTTTCAAGAATCTTTACCCTTTCCTCTTCGTAGATTTCAGCTTCTTTGCTGACTTTGCGCAGCATTTTATTTAGATTGTAACTTGTCTTTACTGGTAACTTCGTAGAGGCTATAACACTAAGCACCTGTACTGAGGACACAATCTGCCCTAATGTAAGTTTCACTGGTTCCATTTCCACACTCCTTTGATATTTAATTATACCACACTAGTCCAATAATTGCAATAATCCAGATCTTGCTGCTAATGTTATATCAGTAAGAGCTTGCGAATATTGTAACGGAAGTTGATACCAATTGTCTGGATTAGACCCAGGGTTGCCTTCCAGGTCTGGTTGTGGCACCGGGAGATTCTCCCAAAATATAGCTTGCCCATCATCATACAAATTAGAATCCTGATCCAGGATCCGATAATTTACAGTGACATTTCTATTATCAACATCCAGTACCCAGCTCACTATTTTTATATCGCTCAATATTATTGTTCTTCCCATATTATCCTCCTATATAAAGTACCCAACAATTGATAACCATACGTACATAGTGCCAGCAGTGCTCCATTTAAGATACACTGTATTACTTGTAACGGTAACAATACCCTGTGCAGACGCAAACATATTAGACCCAGGCGGGTGAACACTCAAGTGGTCGTACTGGTTCGCTGCATTAGCCGGACCCAGCTGGAAGTATTCATCTGTTAGTGGGTGCGTTGCGCTATCCCTGGCATGTATACGAAATACTGCAGCAGCAACATTTGCAGGTATCCCGGGCCATTCTGTTGAGACTGTCCTATATACTCCACTTGTACCAGAAACAGTGCCACCCCAATAATAATTTGCTGATGGTATCATAGAGGTAAGAGGCACATATAATCTACCTACTCGGTCAGTGCCCCCACTCGGCTCTCTTACATATTTTGTAGAATCGTGAAAATATATAGCATTAACATCCGCATATATATTCGTAACACCAGTAAAATCTACATATGTAGCATTAGTAAGGTCCACATACGTACCCCCAAGAGTTATCCTCCCTCCTCCAGTAGCTGATGATGCTAGTATACCTATGTTAGCGAATCTACCCGCCCCATCAGACACAGACAGAGTTATTGATGCACTTGGAGTAGTATAATCAAGCAGCTCCAGCTGAGCATATCTAGATCCGCTTGAGATACTTACTACTCCGTGCTCATATGTGCTCTCCTTTCTTCCGTATACCTGCATAAAAGCTCCGGATAAATAGGCACCGAGCTCCCATAGAATCGATTGTGCCTTGGGTGTCCTATTATTTAAGTTATAAAAATGCAACCCCTCAGATCCAAGAAAGCTGCTATTAGCAATAGATAACTCACCGTTCTGATCAAAGTAAGTAATTGCCCCCCAAGCATCAAACGCATTATAAGAAAGAGAATAAGATCCAGAGTTATGGAACAACCAGGACCCCCCAGGATAGCCAACATTGGACCTTCCTATAATCAGATCTCCAGGCTGCAGAGTAGTACCCTCTAAGTCCAAGGGCACAATACCAGTATTGGCAACCAGAATATTTGTACCATACCTGTCTGTTATAAATACCCCTTCCGGTGCAAGTATTGTAGACCCATAGTTAGGCCTTGATACACGAAATGTGAAGTCATTTATTACACTTACGGGGTCAGCAGCAGAGTATATGGATGTCACACCATCAGCGTCTACATAATCAGATATAATAAATAAATCCGATATGTACCCACCAGCATTTTCATTGTTTCCGGCATAATCTGTCCCCAGATAAAACGTGCTAGGTATCGTACCAAAGGATTGTGACGCTGCCACGTCACTTACATAAGATCCATCTACGTAAAAGTATAGCCTGGACCCATTGAACGTCATTAGAAAATGGTGTGGAACCCCAACTGTAGGATCTGTTGGACTATTAATTGTTGCTGTAGATCCAGCAGCTTGGTGATAAGCCGTATATCTATCAGCAGTAGCGTTAGAGTATAATATTACCCTATCATCAGCATCCCCATACCACTCAAATACCCTGGCGCTACCAGTTACTAAAGAACACTCATTAAGAGGGGTAAACCAACAACTAATAGTATATGCATTGGTAGGTAAGTTTATAGAGTACCCAACGTGCTGTTTTGTTCTGGAGCTCCCAATATCAACGTTATAAGCTATACCGGGCCAACCACCATACTCTTTATCAAAGAAACAGTTATAATAAGCTCCCAGCTCTAACATGACAGAGTCAAACCACACATAAGTAGAGCTGTTATTATAATTATTAGATAGACGCACCTCTACATTTTTAGCAGCTCCTGTTGTATTAAGCCAGCTTACACGAACCAGCTCCCATGATCCAGCAACTGTATTAGACGATGTAGCTCTATAAGTAGAGCTAGATCGATCGTATATCCTTATACGCCCCTGTCCTGGTGTTACACCACTACTTATATACATATAACAGTACGCAGTGACATACCCATTATTGGGAACACTAACAGCTGTTGTTATTGGGGCAGCATTATATATATAAGTGTCTGCGGTTCCTGCGGTCAATCTCGCAGATCCATTGGAGTTGAAATAAGTACTTGATGCCCACGTAAGAGTACCCGTTCCAACCTTTGTCCATTCAGCAACAGAATCAGTGAAAGCAGCATTTACTAAATAGTTCCAGCCTGTACGTCCAACTGCAAAAGCTGCGCCATATTTTCCAGGACCCGCATGACTGGACCCAGTATCTGTGGTTGGTTCCTCAAAGTTTATCCAGTTTCTATAATTTAGCCACCCCGTATATTTATTTCCTAGAGGAGGCACCCATAACAGACCACTGCCAAAAGTAACATCATGGTAAGGGCCGAGAAATCCCTGCTTAATAGTAAGTAACCCATCACCACTAAACACCAACCCAGGGTCCGATTCTGATACCCCCAGCCAAAACAACTTCCCTGATCCTGTAGCGCTGGGATCAACAGCTCCTCGTATATTACCGTCAAGGTCCCACCAGGATTGTTCAATACCGTGCGTAGACGCCTGTAGATCACTGAAAACTGCATAAGGTTTAGATGTATCAGATAAGTCCTCACCAAAAGCAATGCCCCACTGTTCAGGCAGCCCCAGTACCCCGTCAAGATTACCAAGTCTTACTCTTGGCTTTATAGATAACGGATTCCAGGGCGCATAAGTAACATAGTTGTCAACAGTAAATATGTCTATGTATGGAGATTGATTCAAGTCGCTGGTTAATAATATTGATCCGCTATATCCAGATCCAGAAACATTACCCCACAGTACACCACCAGTACCTGCAGGTATCTCGAGACCACTGGACCCACCAGACCTGCGTCTGACCGTCATCGGGAAATATCCAGGATCACCTTCGCTAAGGTTTCTCCCAGTTATAGAACCGACACTATCCACCTCTACAAACACATCCCATAAGTCCAGACCCCCGCCAGAGTCGCCCATAAACTTAAATCTGATCACATCATCTACAGAGAAATAAGACAACCCAGTATCCCAGGAAGCTTGTATCCTTAGAGTAAATTGGCTATCTGTGGATCCCATAACATTATTGCCAGATGTACCCGGGTCTGCTACTTTTCCAGACGTTACTACTACGTTGGTACCACCAGTAGCATGCATCTCGTCTGCTACAAATATGGACGCATGGAGCTCCCCCCGAATAAACGCATTCCAAAACTCTGCGTTACCAGTATGCGTAATCTGCCAACCAGTAAGTCCAGACACAAATCCAGGGTTACCGCTCTCTAAATCCCCATCGCTTGTTAGTAATATTAGGTCATTCCCTGAATAGTCAAACACCTGCAGTATAGGAACAGACTGTCCGCTTAGCTGCTCTAGTACAAGCCCTCTTTGAGATGAAACAGCCGGATGTACTGTTAGGGCCCCTCTCCTAGATGGGAGTGTACCCGCATTTATATAAACAGCATCTTCTGATACATCCACATATAGAGTATCAGAGTCCACACCAAAATCTCCACCCAGGTACAGAGACCCATCACTCCCTGATTTTAGAAGAGCCGTGGCAACACCGGGGTTATTTGATGCAGTAATCCCATGTGTATGTGCAGTTGCTGCTTGACTAGTGCTGGTAACATCTAATTGCCCTGGAGTAGTAAGGTTTATAGCATCAGCGCCAACACTTATATTAGCACTACCACCAACATCCAGAGTAACATTACCACCAGTAAGCTGCCCACCACCAGTAAGGCCCATTCCAGCAACCACATACCTATCAAGGTCTAAAGCTCTATCGGCATAAAGACCGTTAATCCACTGATCCTGCGCATTTGTGCCCAGATAAAATGGTGGAGAAGGGGCCCCAGGTTGATAAGTATGGGCTGCGCTTACTGTCCTATTTTGAGATATGTGCATATACTGTGTGTGGGAATCAGCTGTCATACCACCAATATGGTGAATACTTGCATCCACAGCATGTGCACTAATATCTATACCGTCGATCTTTACCCCTGATGATACTGCAAGATCCCCTGTAAGGGATCTCGTACCATTCCTTAGAATAGCGTCTGGATAAGTTGTAGTTGGGTACTTCTGGGACGCATCTAAGGGTAAGATAGTACTGGGGGTCGGAGTCAGAGATGCGTGGAATCCGTCTAGTGTATCCGCATTTGCTGCTCCTCCACCCCCTGTCAAACTATCTGCAACTACCTGACGTGCATAGATAGTATCCCATCTGTTGGTAGATGCCCCCAGATTATACGTGTTAGTACCACCAGGAATAATACTACCAGCTACATGGCTATCTCCTCTACGAGGTACAAAATATGTCTTCAGAAAATCAATAACCTGACGATCTATTTTCATTAACTAAGACCTCCGGACAACCCTAGTCTGGCAAGCATATATTCCAAGTTTTTATCACCACTGCCCATAGTAATCCTTATGCTCGCAGAATCTGAAGAATAAGACGTGCCAGTAACAAACCCATCCACCCTCTCAGGATCAAAAGACTTCAAAACCGAAACCTCATCAAGGTTTGTAATTGATAACCAGTCTCCAGCTTTAATGACATAGGGGGGCTCGTAAGCACCATTACTATTTCTAACATAGGAGCTTACTTCTATGGGAAACTGCTCAGTGGGCCATGCATATTTAATATTTGCTAACCCAAGAAGATCTTGAGCAATGCCTAAGCCATATTCACCCGTATTGATAATACCCTGTCTCTTGCCGTATTTTGATTGTGATGCGAGGTCAGACACAGGACTGGGATACATAGTTGGTCCAACAGAATCCGTAGCTGGGTCGTCATATAAAGCATAGATCTCATTATACACATCATCTATAGATATGGTTGACCCAGACGCCCCTTTGTCAGTATCAGCCTCTACATAGTAATTAATATATACTGGCTTATCCTCAACAATCATCCGAGGAATCTGGTTTGCATATAACGCAATATGCACAGGGACAACAGAGTCTGTCCTGTACCCAACCTTTAGCATTTCTGTAATAAGATCGGCTACTTTTACCTCATCATCATACTCCTGAGCTCCAACAGGAACATTCAAATATGTTGCTCCTAATGCAGGGCTCCAGGAAGGAACCAGGGCTGATGCCTCATATATTACCAGACCATTAGTTGTAGCTGGGTCAAGCCACAAGGCCGTTGGTACGGTTATCTTTGATCCATCCCCCCAAAAACCAGACGCAGTCACGCCTACTCCGTCACTAATAGTGTTTACACCACTAACCCTTCCATTATAAACATATCGCCCAAGATCATCGTAGATAGTAACCTCGGATCCTAGCACTGTCCTGGCAAACCACGAGGACTGCCTCTGTGGAAGATTTACCTGCATACTTGCACCAGCATACCCTCCATTTAATTGGGTACCAAACGAAAGCCCAGAAGAAACATCAAAGGTACCAACCGCCCCCCATTGGGCGTCTCCCTCTTCTCTAAATGTAGCAAAAAAGTGTGTCATTATTCTACCATTGTCCTATAAGATGGTACGTATGATACACGTACTTTAATTTCCCGTGTATGCTCGGCGCCATTTGACGAACCAACAGTCTTGAAGTATATTCTCTGGCTTTCCCCCGGGATTATTTTTAATGGATTCAGAACAGCGTAAAATGGTGTCCATATCTTACCACCACCAGTAACATATTCTATACCTTGCCAACCGTCATCAATAGCGGATCCACCACCAGTAGTTGGCAACCTACACCTCCATATTCTAGCACCATCACCGATCGGAAGGTAGTCGATGTAATCCATACTAGCTACACCACCATTCGGATTGGCACAAGCGACCCACACACCTAATGAAAGGTCTTCATGGAAGGTCCCAAGGTCAGCCAGTTCTTTTGGGCCTGGGGGAAGTTGTATAACCCCACAATTTGTACTCAGAAAAGAGTAAGTTGCCGAAAACCAGTCTCCCTTAGAGGTTATACCCATCGTAACATAGTCATCCATTCCCATAGCATATGCAATATCTTTATAACCTGAACCATGGTCTTCGCCGTGATTTACAAACTGATAAAACAATCCTTTCGTATTATTGAAGTCCCAATAATATTGAGCAAAAGCGCCAACAAAGGCCCCAGTATATACTGTCCTCTTATAATTTCCTCCATAACCACCACCAATAGTACTTGTAGATCCACCAGTAAGATATGTAACGTTTGCACTATCATACAAAAGATTAATAGGATATCCATCCAGTTGTCTCTGCAGACCCATGTACAGATAATAATAATTTGAATAGTTTGCGTCCCCAGGGTCAACAGTAACCTTTATAGGACATGGGGCGTCCCCATCCACAGACCCCGCAGAAATCGTAACATAATTTGTGCCAGTGTTCCGCACCCTTAGCCCGCTGGTATTATTACTTCCATAACTATTAGTAAGAGGTACCGCAACCATACTGGTGCTCCTGGGAGATATCTTCCAGGCATCCGGACTTAGCCATAATCTTAGTACGAGGTTAGGAACAACATACTCACCATATATTTGACCATGTATACCCTCTACAGACCACAAATCATCGGGAAGTACAAGCTCCCCTGCGTAGACCTCTAGATAAGTAGCTGACCCGGCACCCTCCCAAGCATACATCAGATCTACCCTCTCACCCATACCAGTCTTAGCACGCTGGGACACATTCTTTAGAACAGAGTTTATACGATGTACTTGAGAAACAGCGTTAGACCTGCTGGATGCGTAAATAGAAAATGCTATCGTGCACTCACGGGTCTCGAAGTGCTCCTTAGTCATTACTCCTATGCCAGGGCGCAGTAAACCAAAAGACCTTGATGCAGCAGGAAGACCCACCTGGAACCCACCATCAGCAAGTTGGTACCGGGTGCCAGTACCCTGGCTAGTAGAAAAAAATACTAATGTATCTGACCCATCAGACACGGAAAGGTTAAAAAGTTGTGCCATTTATCACTCCTACCACGGTGTTTGCCCACCGTACCCCTGCTGCTTTACAAGAGCAGCAGATAATTTATCAGCGACAGCTTTTGCAAGCCTGTCGATATCTGTCTGATCCCTTACAACTGGATCATTTATCTCTATATGAATAGTTGGGCCACCCACACCTGCAATAGGCTGGACAGGAAGAGCCCCACCCGACATTGCATCAACAGGAGCTGCTGCTACAGACATGGCAACTCTCCTTACATTGTCTACCTCATTGTCCATACCAATCCAGTAGCCCTTTATCGTCATCTCTCCTAGCTTTTCCATAACCCTAGAGGGTGAAAATATATCAAGAGCTATTTTTACCCAATTGGGGATTAGTGATGCAAGATTGTTGAACCATTTTGTAACATCTTCCCATATCTTTACCATACCATCCCACAAGCCCTGGATAATAGCGACACCAATCTCCTCCATTACTGTGGATGGTGACGAAATACCAAGAGCAGTTTTTATGGCAGTAATAATCTCCTCCATCTTCGTAGTCCAGTCACCTATGTGCTCATCAAACCACTCTTTGAACCCGTTCCACATGCCTTCGATTATATTTCTACCGATCTCAAGTAATTGTTTTGCAAGAGAGTTTTCCCAGGCCTCCTGGATAGGTTGTATAATAACACTCGCCCACCATGTCCTAAAGGTTTCTAACCTCTCACTCCAAACAGTCACGAGGGATTGGTATAAAGCTGTGTAAGCCAAACCAACTAGCTCTAGAAGCTTAGCACCTATAGCCACTGCATCAAAGAACATCTTTGACCATCTCTCAGCCAGCTCTCCTCTCTTCTCCTCATCGCCTACACCAAGAAACTCAAACAAAGTATCATAGACAGCTGTTACCAAAGATGCAATACCAGACTTTATTTTCTCTTTTATCGTATCCGTATCGAATGACGTTATAGTATCCAGGAACCCCTGTAAAGAATCCCCAATACCTTGGAACCAAGTCTTTACGTTACCCCAGGTTGTCTTAGCACTTTCGAAATACCCCACAAGCGTATTCCACTTCTCAACAAGAGTATCCCAGGTTTCTCCCAACGTTTGCCCTATCTCGTAAAACTCTCTAAGTTTCTCAGCGAGCTCTGGGTCAAAGTTGGATATGATGTTGTACCAATCAACAGGCTCACCAGTAAACCCTTTCTTTAGGAACTCCCACATCAGGCCACCCTCACCGAGCCTGTCTTGAAGTCCTTTTATCGCATCCTCTGCCTCTTGTACAGATTTCTCCAGGTCAGTCCCGATGTCACCACCAAGACCTCCCATGCCCTCCATCCCCTTAGCAAGCTTATCAAGTGTGTTATTCAGCTTCTCCATTATGCTATCTTGATCTTGCATAGCATCAACAAACTTCTGCTGCCATTCAAGTTGATCTTTCATCTCAGCAGACTGATCCTCTAATCCAGCCTTCTCTTTATCTATAGCCCGTAACTCAGAATCCCGGTTAAACTGTGCCATACGTATGGCATTTACCTTGTCCTCCAGGGACATATTGGATGCACTAATACCCTCTACCTCTTCCTGGTATCCACGAACAACATCCTTCCTTTTCTCCTCAAGTTGGCGTATGCGCTCTTGTATCTTCCCATACTCTAACCAGAGTTTAATTAATTTCTGGACATGTTCCGTCATGTACCCGAGGCCCTGCGTAGTCTGTGACAACAGTCCCTGATCTACAACCCCAGTCTTATTATATAAGTCTATCAATTGGGATAAGGCCGTGCGGGCCTTTAGAACCTTCTTTAGGGCCCCTCCCATGTTCTCTGACTTCACTCCCATGGTAAGGTATCTTTCTATAATCCTACCAACACCTGATAAAATGTCGAAGTCCGCTAAGTAGAAACCCTTCAAATAGGTTTCCATCAGCTTACCACCCCATTTGTTGATAGTTTTTAGTGGACCAGCTTTTGGAGGAGACGCAGACTTAAAGAAGCTAGCTATAGTATTAGCAATCCAGGTTATAACTTTTAGGACATAGGCAAAACCTTTGGCAAGGCCATTACCATAGGTCTCCATCAACCTTTCACCCCACTTTGTGGCCTTATCAGCTATGTTAGTAAAGAACCCGGCTACATCTACCCCCATCTTAGATAGGATCTTTAGAATCCCAACCGCAACAAGAACTATAACTGCTATCCACCCCGCAGTACTAGACACAAGAAAGGCCCCAATCCTAGCAATTATTCCGCCAACAGCGGAGAATGCAGTACCTACGCCTGGGATAAATTTAATAAGGGCAGATACCCCCTTTATAACACCCCCTATAGTCCGAGATGTCAAAGCAATAACCTTTATAAACTGACCAAAACCCATCATCAAAAGGGTTACGCCATGGGCGATCTGTCCAATGAACATCACTATTGGGCCGAGCACGATCGCAAGCATGATACCAGCAATGATCATAAGCTTGGTCTTATCGTCCAGCTTAGTTAACCACTCGTTCAACTCTCGTATTGCTGGTACTAAGACCATAATTATCTGATTTACATAGGGTAGAAACGCATCAGCAAGAGTAATACCAGTGTCTTTAATATTGTTCTGCAGCAGGGCCATCTGGTTCTTAGTGGATGTCATTGCCTTTTCGTATTCTAGTACCAATGACGTTGACTGTTCCCACTCACCCCTGGCATTCCTTATATTCTTGGCAAGGTTCTCGAAGTTGTTCCCAAAGGCTGCCAAAGCTTTACCACCACGCAAGTTACCAATTTCAATAGATGTTACCAGGGCGTTTACATTATCGTCCTCTCCCTCCATAGCATCAGCTATATCAAGGATTACCTGAGAAAAATCTTCATTCAGTGCTGTTGAGACCTTTGTCAGAGTATTATATTTCTCATGGCTCTTCATAGCATTGAAGATCGCATCCTGGTTTTGGGACATGTAGTAGAACAGGTTTCTTACAGCAGTACCAGACTCTTCCGCTGACATACCCGTCTCAATAAGGGACGCAGCAAACGCTGCAGCATCCTGAGCTTGTATATCCAGGATACCTCCCACAGATGCTATCTTATAAAGGGCGTCTACAATCTCCCCGGCAGATGCAGCAGTCGTGTTCTCAAGGTAGTTGATTACATTTGCAAGTCTGGTAACTTCTTCTGTGGATTTGTTGAGGTTCCAACCAAAGGCGTTAGCAATCTTACCCATGTTCTTTGCAACGTCATCGGATGTGATGTCCGTAGTAATGGACATCATATTGAACAGGTCCACCAACTCTATAATTGAACTCTTGCTAGATATACCCAGCTGGCCTATCTGCTCTGCCATCACCGCTAAATCTTCATGGCTTGTCGCAGTGTTACGTGCTAGGTTACGAATCCCGTTTGTAAGATCCTTTAGCTCATCTCCCCACAACCCGGTAGTTTTTCCTACCCTGACCATCTGGTCTTCGAACTCTACAGCAGTAGACAGCATGCCTTTCATAAAACCTACCAAAGGTATGCTAACAAAGAAGAACAGAGCCCTACCAAAGTTAGTAATACCCTGGGTAACAAGACGGAAGGAATCAGTCATTGCCATCCAGTAATCACGGACTTTCATTAACTGTCCGCCCATTTTCTGCATAGCATTACCAACCGCCATCCCTGATCGGGACAGCAGGTTCATTGATTGGCTAAGTTTATCTGTACTTTGCTTGGCTTGTTTGGCTTTATCACCAGCGTTCTTTGTGGCCTCTCCAGCCTTCTTCATTCCGGTAGAGACTTTGTCTGTGCTGGCTTTTACCTTTTTGGAAAGCTCATCTATCTTCTTAGTTAGATTGTCTATACTTTCGAATAACTTGGTTGCACCAGCTATACCGCTGGCTACATCACTTGTTACTCTGAATACGCCCTCTGCTGCCATAGTCTACTCCCTGGTTGTTTTTGCGCCCTTAAATAAAGGATCATTGGGTGAGTCACCTGCATCCAAGAGTACCATAACTTCCCCAGGTTCCACATTCTTTCCATGAGTGAGGCCCCTAGCCCACCCACGCTTTTTTCTCCAAGGAGTATATTTATCTAACATCCGGTCGATCTTCTTAGAATAGTCTGCTAGAGCCCTGCCCCCCTGCTTATCCATCGCAGTCCGTGCAAGAGGCGCAATATTAGTTAGCATCCTATAGTGATCGGCCCTGTCTTCCTGTATATATTTCCAGGAATCTGTTAGCCACTTAACACCATATAACTCTATATGGTCTATTATTTGGTCGTCGGTGTATCCGTATTCTCTTCTGAGCTCGTGGAAGGCTCTTCCGTAGACTCTCGTAAGTCTTCCGTGAAGAAAAAACGGTCCAGTAATCTCCGGATACCAGCTTGGTTCTCATAGACTTCCATGGCAACCTCTACCAGGATACCTATATCAAAGTAGGTTTCAGCTTCTTTCTTGCTGCAACCTACCAGTACCTGGAATAAGTCAACAAGAGCATCCGATGTCAGATTACCCAAAATAGATGTAATCATAATCAGACCACTCTTATCCCCAAGATTTTCTGTATCCATCCCCTCTAACAAAGAGGGGCCATACGTTGACAACCATCGAGTAAACAGTACTACCTGCTCTGCCTGGGCACGCCCGGTTTTTACTACTGTATACTCTTTTCCGCCTACTTCTACTTTCTCCATTTATTCACACTCCTGTAAAGTTTAAGAACCCCAAAAACACTACTTTGTGGTAGTGCCATGGGGTCCCAGGTGTACTCTATTTATGTCTCAGATTGTTACGAAGTTACTCGAGTTAGGGCGCCTTGCCCCTCGAAGTCCACCGACAGCATTGAGAAGTCGTCAGTCCCGGTAGAGTGATCAACACTCGTGAGAATAGCGTCTCCTTCCCAGTATTTTGTAGCAGTGTTTCGACTATCATAGAAACGGATCTTGATCACATTACCTGCAACCACCGTATCAAAGATAGTGTCGTCTGCGTCATCGTAATAACCACTCAGCGATCCTGACCATGACATCCAGGTTCGAGCCTTCTCGATCCAGGCGTCTGCCAGCGATGCTACAAATACTTTGTGCTCTGCCGAATCAACATTTATGTTGATCGAAAACTCGTTACGTTCTGGAATCGGGTCCCATGTAGACCCCCCGTTAGTAGAAAAGTCTACTCTGGCATCAATACCAACTATTGCAGCCATCTGTTATCCTCCTAATTGGACAATTTTTCCATAGTTTCTCCTCGTCAAAGGTTTTTCCCCTAATATCATTTCTTCTCAAACTTAAGCTTCACTCAAATACTTCAATCGATTTCATTTGCGGAATGCAAAAAAGTCCTTGACCGCCCCTTCGTACTCGAGAGGCTCAAGGTATTCGCTGCCCATCAAAACCTCTGGGACAACAACCACACCCCCAGGCTTTACTGCAGCAATAGCCCAGACCAGAACAGTCTGTGCCTGTTTCTCCGGAAGGGCGCTCGAAATCAACAGAGCTCCATCCATCTGATTAACCAACCGAGCATATGCTTTAGATAACCACAGTGCTACGGTATCCTTATCAAAGACAAGGGGAATCGCATCAAGATCAATGGAAGTTTCGTTGACCTCTGGTTCATCCTTCGGCTCTTCTTCCACTTCGGGCTCAGGACTTTCAACCACTTCTGGTTCTGCAATCTCTGCAACTTCTTCGATTTCGTCCTGGCTTTTATTTTTCGGCATACTATCCTCCTAAAAAGGTTCAATCGCCTCAATGAGAAAGGGCAAAAAGTAAAACGGTATGTCATTTACATTACCTATGTAAGCGTCCGCTAAGTCTACAATCTTAGCATAAGAAGACGCACCTCCCAATCTGGGATCATCATCGAACACGGTTTTTGTTTTGTCAACCATAACACGCAGCTTAGCCTCAATATCTGCTGAGTACTGGATAAGAATAACCCCAGCAACAGACCATACCCAGACTGGCTTAGAAAATGGTTTCCCGGACATCTCGGTGCCACCATTGTATTCTATGTAGCAACCGTACATCTCTCCACTAGCAAACATGCTGTCTATTACACCGTCCGCATCGCTGATCCTGCAGCGGTCTTCGTCTAGCTCATCAAAGTGGCTTATGAATAAATCTTTTACAGCTTCTTCTATCTCTGTGTAGCTCAATGTATAGCTCCTATTCTGCGGGGGGACCTCGAGCCCCCTTCCGCTCTAGAAATGGTCGGGTCATAGACCCTATGCTTACCACTACTATTCCAATAGGACATCATTGCGTCAGCTGTTCCATGTGCATGGGCAGTAGCTAAATTAAACATGTGTGTCCTACGAGCAACTGCTAAATAAGTGGGATAGTCAAACATCCCCTTGTTCTTTGGATAGTAGGAGTACCAGTTGGCACCTGCCCTGTTTGTGCCAGATTCTCTTATCACCCTTCTAATAGCAGATAATGCAGCATTTACAACTTTCTTCTGATCCCTCGACGCTTTTGCATGTGTGCTAGTTGTAAAGGGTTTTCCTTTCTTGGACCTGCTACCAAAAGCTTCTATAATTATGGCTCTGCCATAGTGGAGATCAGTTAGAGCAGAGTTTTCTTTATTCTGAGATGCGTACTCTGCTGAGCTGAGCAACTTTATATTCTTCCTGGCTGCCCACATTTTTATCCTGGGTAGAGATACGTTTGTTCCAGGGGGAAGTCCTTTTCTGATGTACTTAGAGTTGCCTCCCTCGACTATCTCTATATGGTTGATACTTTTGGCAACCCCTTCTTTAATCTCAAATGACCTTGCTGTCTCTCCGGTCTCTGCGATAGGATGATCAACCTCCAGGCCAGGGTTGAATCCCAACCACTTACTAAGGTCTGCAATTATATCCATCGCAAACGCCTTACCGTGTTCTTTAGCAGCTTCATTAGAGAACCTTACCATCTGTTCTTTAGTGAACCCTGCATCTTTGAAGGGCTGGAACTGTATCTTTATGACCATTATATAACTCTCGGGTTGTCCCTACGTAGCAACTGGCGCATGATATCTCTCAGGTGCTTAGGCAGCCCGATGTTTGTCGATGCTGTGTTCTCTCCTGTCTGGTTCTCTGCTGTTGACCACTTGATACTAGAGTCTGCGCCATATCTTTTCTTGTAGTTAATTATGGCGATCACCATACTGGCTGCAGCAAGAGAAATAACCGGGTCAACGTCCGTGCCCCCGCATGTGTAATCGATCTCTACATTGGCGTTTCCTTGAGGAAACAGCTCACTCTCGAGTTGTATAATGTTCTTCTGAACAATATAGTCTGTAGCCAACACAGACACCCCATTAATCCGCACGTCCTCGACAGACACAATTGGAGGATTCTTTACCCGTAGGTACGGAGTCCCGTCTCCATTATGAACCTCGCCTGTCACTATAACTTCTGCGCCAAGATAAGGGGTGCCAAGATGCTGGCGTATAAGACCCTCGACATGTATAGACCAAGAATCTTCCAGCTCTCCCATTGGTATAGGGTACATATTAACAACATCTTCTTTAGTGCATAACTCCCACGCAGCCATCTTGCCTCCAAGTCCAAACTTGTACTAGCCACCACCCAGGTATAGGTGGTTCATTATCTACAATCGATTATTCCAGAAAAAAGAAACTCCCCGGGACCGGAGGCCCCAGGGAGTGAGAGAGGAGAGTGAGATAATAGCTGAAGAGCCCCCTGGGTAGGAGGCTCATACATATTAAGTTTTAGGAGCTATCTTACGCTAACTTAGCGTGCCGGATAACACTGTTCACGTTGGGGTGAACCAACTTGAATGCCAAGTAGGACTTGAGCATGTAATCGTAGCTATCTTTCACCCGAGCTAACTCGACAAAGCTCAGCAACTTGCCAACCTGACGGCCCATATCATCGACCATGCCGATGTACGAACCACCACGTTGTGGCCTGGAGTTAACCAGGACAATTTGCTGTTCCCCTGATGCAAGAGGTTTCACGGCAATAGCAGTCAGACTGCCATCGTCAGTGTAGGCCTCGACAGAACCATTTACGGTTCCAGCAGAGTCATAGGTCTTTGCGGGGATAATGTCGATCAACTGGGGATCTGCCGTAGCAACTTTGCGGAAGATCATGTAGGCTTTTGCGTTAGCATCAGCGGTCCATGTCAGGTCCACAGAGAAGTTAGGCGTACCCATTGTCCGTGACGTAGACAGTGCACTGGCAACCTGTTCACCGTACATGGTGACAGATGCGATCTGGTGCTGGTGGGCAACGCCATCAGCTAACGATCCGCCAGATGCGAGAGCCGAAGTCAGGGCCGGAGATGTGCTAGTATCCTCGGGAACCACGAAATCGCTTTCGTAGATAGGGGCACCTGCGTAAGATGCCATGACGATTTTACCGTCAGCCAGCACTGCCTCTTGGAGGGGCAGGGAGACCTTCGATTGTAGGCCGTCAACCACCTGTTTCATCCGGAGACCCATAACCCAAAACCGAGGGTCATTGCGGACCTGACGATATCCAGCAGCCTTGGCGATCGCAGCATCCATGTCATCCAGGGTGATTTTGTTTCCACCAGCGTCAATCACGTTGCCAGGGGCATACGCAAACAGACGGGGCAGAAGACCTGAGTACTGGTAGGCGTCACCAGTAAAACCAATATCATTGGCAATACCGTACATAGCACCGTACTCCATCAGATCCGCCATTCCTTCCAAAGAGCCTTCCAGCTCGGTTGAAAGTGCGTCAATAAACTTCTCATCGACGGCCTGGGCAAATCCGGTAACACCACCCCAAATGCGCTGAATCTTCAGCTGAACCGTCTTGCGCTGGTAGGTACCAGATGTCTGGTTCATTGGGGTTGTCTCGCCTTCGAACCATCCTTGCGGGTGGGTCGAGCGGACATTATATTCGTGTGTCTTGCTCTCGGCTTGCTGCACTTCCATTAGCTGGGCTAACGGTTGCAGTTTCATGAGCTCTTCGTGAAGAATCGCATCAAGATCCTCTGCTTGCAAAGCAGATTGGGCCGAGGTCAGCAAGGCTTTCTTTAACTCACTGGGCATTGCTTCCCCCTTATGTGTTTTCTAAATTTTTATTCCTGGTCAACCTTGAGAAATTTTCTCAAAGCGGACTTCAGGTCTCTAACTTCCTCGGTAGTCTCTTCCGGTTCCAGGTCTAAATCGACTTCTGTTGCGGGGATTCCACCGTCTCGGTTTACTGGAGCTGATTTTTCTTCCTCAACTTCCTCTGGCTCTTCTTCGTCGCTCTCAGCCTCTACTTCCTCTGTACTATCGATCTGATCAATGGCCTCTTGATCCTCTGTCGAAGTCTCTAGATTCCGCAGGACAGCATCAAGTCTCTCTGAAAATCCATCAAAAGCTTGGGCGTACTTATCAAGCACTTCAGTCATATTGGTAACCGCCTCGAGCATACTTAACTCAAGGACCACAGGTTCCTCTTCAGGTTCCTGGATTTCGGTTTCCTCTTCAATATCCTTCTCCACATCGACTTCGTCTTCCGGTTCGGTAACCTCTTCGGTTTCCTCGATTGATTTATCTTCTTCGATGATTTCTTCCGGTTCGACTTCCTCTGTGGATTCGTCTTCAAGGATTTCCTCCTCGATAACCTCATCTAAGGCTTTTTCTTCCTCGGGCATATTTCCCTCCAAATGCATATTTACTAAGGATGCCATACTTCTGGCTACGATATCAAAACCATGCTGTTTTGCGAGGGCTCGTAAACCCTCCGTGGCATCTACACCTTTTAGTGCAGCATCATAATTTGCGGGATGGTCCACCAGGGATATCTCCGCTAATTGGTAATCATTGATCAGCAGCCCACCATCCTCGAGAAACTCAATGTCCTCAAACTTGATGAGCGCCCCGATACTCAGGGCTTTTAGAAGACCCTGCTCTACTTCGAAAGCAGCATCTTTGTCAATAACTTTAATTTCTACTTCGTTCCATTCCAGTCCATCCGCAGTGCCAATGCCAGTAATCTTTCCTACAGGCCGTGGTTGGTGCATGTACCGGATATTACCCCATTGTCGATAAGCATCTAGGGCTCTTTCTGTGGCGCTCCTGGTGATAATGTCACCAAACTCATCTTTATTATCGGATGTAAAATATCCCCGAGTAACAAGAAAACCGTCATCAGACTTAGAGAAGTCCTTAGACAGAGGGACGCCAATAATCTTTGTCAGATTTTTCATATTTAGTCCCCGTATTCTGCAGCCATGTCTACCAACTTACTTGCAAATTTAGGACCAAACGCCCTATTTAGTTGGTTGCGTGGTATTTCCCGGATCATCTCAAAGGTAACCGCCTTTTGGTTACCAGGGAATGCCAGCATCTCAGGCCACTCTTTGTTCCAACGTGTATATACCTTTTCAGATTCTTCATCCGTAAGGTACCCGTCGATTATCGTTCCTATGGCAAGTTTCGTCCCCTGCCTATATCTCGTTGTCTCGACCGTCAAAGGCATAAAAATCTCCTATTCTCTTCAATTGTATTTTCAAATAAAATGCAAATGAATGCTATTTCTCATGCATTTTCTTCCCCATCTCATTTACCATTGCTCGAGCAGCAACAGATGCGATAGCATCCGTAAGTTGGTATACTGACCGCACTAATGGGTCTGCTGTATACCACACTTTTACTCTGCTGCATTCCGGGCAAGTCACAACAAGATTGGGGCCATTCGTCCTCAGTTGTGCGCCTGGAACATCTGGGTGTAACTCTCCACCTAGGACCTTACCCAGGATATACCCACAGTCCACACACATCCATTCTACTTTTCCCATAGCTCATATACCGTCCCTAATGCCGATTGAAATATGTAGTCAACCTGTTCGGGTGTCTTTGCAGAAGTGAGCTCGTAATGTATAAGATCGGCTATGTCAATTGGCAGCACATCAGGATTAAACTTCCTAACGGGCTTTCCCCCCTTTACACGTTTCTTGGCAAACCTCCACCAAGTCTCCAGCTCTTTCACAACACCTGCTACCAGTGCACTATCCTGCCGGGTCTCATCATCGTGGTTATCCCCACGAGGCGGATCCTGGTCATCCAGTGTTGGCTCACCAGTATTAGAAGGAGAATCCGGGTTATCTTCACGCCCTCCAGGCTCGCTGCCCTGGGCCTCTTCCCGTTGTTTTTCCTCCAACTCATCTATAAACAGGTCTCCCCCTTCCCTGTCTTCCTTACCGATATCGTCCCTGATCTCGTTTGGATTCAGTACCCCCATATTGTAGTATCTCATATGGACCGTAGCCTTCTCCACCTGGGTAAGGAAATCTGGGGTATTAAATTTAAACTCCCAACCATCAATGCCAAACTCCCGCTCATGGATCTGGTCGAAGAACCCTTCCTCAATCAACTTGAAGAGGGGCACCATCTGTGTCTCGTGATACTCTCTACGGGATTCTCGCATGTTGGCGCTGGACAAACTATCAGTAAGTCCAAGTTTGGTACCGCTAACGCCTGTTACGGCAAGCTCTTCTTCCCGGGCCTGGGACCTAGATTCCTGGTAAGGTAGTGCATCCGGAAGAGGACGTAACTCTTTTACGTCAAACTCACCCTGTACAGCTATTGCACTTCTTCCAGCGTTAGACGCCCCACCGTGCCGGGCCTGGATTTCCTGTACAAACTGATCAAACCCCTCGTCAGAGATATCTTCCGAAAGCATGTAAACCACTTCTGGCTTATCACGGTTCTTCATATATTCCCTGGCAGCGGTCATCAGATAGAAATCCAGAGGTAATGTAAGGTCTGCGATAGACCTGATATCTGTACCACCCAAGGGAGACCCTTCAAAGTCTGGATTAGTCAGATACACTATATCCCTTGGGTTACTAAAATGTACTTGTGTCATAGGATCGGATGTGGGAAACTGCACGAAAGCAGGGCCGTTACTCTTGAAATTTCCAGTTGCGTCTACATTAGGGACTAACATCCCTGGTAGAAAATCCATACCAACTGGGCGATCGTTTCCATCCCTTAATATTTGAAACCCTGCCTGTCCGAAATACCTCAAGTACATGACAGCAATCATAAGCTTGCTGGCGAAATTTTGGTAGTCTTTGATGTTGGTCCAATCCTTATTCTTAAAGGAATAGAAGTCCATCAGTCTCCTGCGCTGGAGGTCTGGGGGCTCTGTACGAGCCTCAGCATTCTTAGCAAGATACCACCATGAACCTACTGCGCTCTTACCTACAACACTAATAGCAGCACGTAAGTAACCATGCTGCTTTATTGCTGCCATAAGCTCCCAAAACTCATTGAACCTTTGTACGGTAGGATTGAGATCCTCGAGCCTTATTTTCTGATTACCGATTGTTATAGTGCCCCTGTCATATTCCTTTATTACACTGAGCTTCTTACTATCAACTGGTCGGTTTCTGTTCCTTATTTTATACGCAAAATCTGCCACTAATCCCTCCTCGAGACAGAGCAACCCTAATATCTACAATTGATTTTGTATTGGAAAAGAAAAGAGCCTAGATTTTTGATCTGGGCTTATTGAGGGTCTTTGTACAGCCTAGCAGTAGTGGACAACAGGTCTATGCCCTGTTCAAGTGATAGGCAATAAACATCCGACATCTCAGCAATGAAGTGCCAATATCTTCCATCTTCTCGTCCACCCTCTTCCTCACAAAAGATTACCTTCTTGCCCAGGCCCTTAGCATACCCAATCTCGGCTGCCATTCCTATACCACTAGGATTACCAGTCTCCAGGTAAGCGAACAGCAGGTCACATTTTTCTATTGCTGTAAGATCCCAGAATGTATATTCATCTGAGTACTTCAGTCCATGGGTCCTGGGATTGAAAAACTGTATGGTGCGAAATTGGGACATTACATGGTGCTGCCAATCAAAGTCACCACGCATTCCACCGGAGAGGTAGACTTTCATAGTTTATCGATCTCCTCTTCCGATAATGTTCCTCCGTATGGGAACAACTCTGGATGGTTCAGACGTACCCAGGCTATAAAGGCGTTGCCTATAATACGCAGCCATGTCTCCTGGTTAATGGGAACACCATCATTGAAGAATGCCTCGAAGTATTCATCGAATCTTGAGAATATCCGATCGTCCTGACTGTCCCATTTTTTTGTTGCTACTATGGGCCTACGCAACCATTCGTTTCCCCATCGTTCCTGATCTTGAGTAATCCTTTCTGTAAAGGCCTCAAAAAACTCGGGTAAAAAATCAACCAGTGAAATTGTCATTGTGGTTCTCCTTTCGATTCATAAATGTGCCAAACATACTCTCCGTCAAATACGGTATCTATATAGGTAAGATCTGAGTACCAGTGTATTCCTGTAGGGATAATTATAAAATATCTTTGCTCATACTCCGTATGTGGACCGTCCACCGGGTCTGGTGCTACTTCTGCCCATAGTGTAATCTTTCCACCCTGCATAGCAGCCCTTCGAATAATCGCCCCTCTTGGCATAGAAAATACAGACCTATCAGATCGCATCCCAAACTGGTACTTCCAGACTACTTTACTCATTTTTGTCCTCCAAGTATATCACTTCCGCCTGGAGTCTTAAAACCCTTCTATAAGCTATCCTTAGAAGGGATAATACCTCCTCATGGTCAACCATAAGGCGATCATATTCCTGCTCATTTATCTTTTCATCCATGTATAGTTGGGTTATACTCTCCAATACGGCAGACAAAGTTTTATGAATAGTATCAGGTTTCATTCAAAACAACTCCTTCAACTTAGAAAGATGTAACGCAACAGTGGCCCTCGTTTGACCAGTTATTTTTGATATCTGCTCTTGTTTGTACCCAAACATATACATAACAATCTCTACTCTCTGTACAGAAGACAAGGAATCTAACCACTCAAGTAGTATCTCGTTATTAATCATCCTCTCGTGGTTTCTATTAGAAAACATAAAAGGTTTCCCATCAGAGACAAACCCCAGGACATCTTCCAGGTACCCATATGTGATCACTATGTTGTTGTCATTTATTGATTTAATAAGTCTCCTACGTCTAAGCTCATCTCTCCAAGAAAATCTCAACCACTCGGGCCAGTCTTTGTTTGTACCATACACTTTCTCACAGTCCGAGCATATTGCAAATGTCCAGGTAATCGTCTTACCAGCACATGCTAGACATAAGTGCTGCGTTGGGTGGTACTGGCCTTCCACTAAAAACTCTCCTGAACCCAGCCTCCGGGCCAGCCACCATTGTATGCGTTCTTTCCAGCAATATGTAACCGTTGACCCATTATGTCGCAGTACTCCTGGGAGATTTCTATACCAATAAAATCTCGACCCTGTCGTATGCATTCTACACCCACTGTCCCAGAACCAGCGAGCGGGTCTAACACCAATCCCCCAGGAGGACTGAAACACAATATCAGGTCACGGGCAAGAGCGTCTGGGAAGGTAGCGGGGTGCTGCAGCTTCAACTTATCCCCTTCACTATTGGAGGTGCTGTAGGGCCAGATCGTGCCCCTACACTTGAGAGCCTTCTGCTCAGTTGGCTCTATGGGGATTAAGTCTCCATTCGTCTTTCTCTGCGTTCCACTCCACACCTTCCCAGCGTGTAGTGCCGGGATCTTGAGGGGATCCTTATTAAAGTATCCCGGCTTATCACCCTTAAAGAAGATCAGAATATACTCATGGTCAACCCGGAACCTCTTGGTCCACCAGTTTCCAGGCTTACCATGTCTCTGATAAATCACAGTTTCAAATAGGTTAAATCCTACCCTATCTACCCAATCTACAGCAGTCTTAAATGTTGTTACGGACTTCTTTCTGTCCTTTGTGCCATCCTGGATGACCATTGTAACCCAACCACCGGGCTTAGTTACCCGGTATAGTTGATCACCGAGAGCACCCAGGTCCAGGTCCCAATCTTTGCCATAATCTCTAATGGCATCGTAGGGTGGGCTGGTAACAGTCAAGTCAAACTTGTTCTCACCGAAGATCTGGAGAACATCCACACAATCCCCCTGGTATGTTTCGGTTTTAACCATATATAAAACTCCTGATACCACCACACTGGGTACAATGCCTGTCCCTCCATACATTCGGAGAGTGGCACCAATCGCACTCCCACTCTTTTTTACTTTTCTTTTCGGATACTTCAGATTCCCACTCATCACTAAGAAACCTGTTATACCCTCCTGATCCTACAATACGTGTATCAACATAGGTCATACCGTCAATATTCTGGGTTATAGAAAACTCAGATACATAACCAGATATATCATGAACAATACCATCTGCTGTTTGCATCAGTACTTTAATTTGCTCTCCAACATGCGCCATTATAGAATCTCCGACAACTTAACCAATACCCAGGTAAACGCAGCAAGTAAAGCAGCCGGGGTTCCCAAGAAAAAACCCAACACCAGGGCCAGTATATTGTTTATTACTGTGCCAAAGTATTGGGTAGATAAGTACTGAATAGACCAGGAACCGACAGTGAGATTAAACACGATTATAATAATCGTAATTATACTCATGGTGTCTAAACATGTCGCCATGTTTTTATGATCTTGCACAATAAACCCAAATCGGTTATCCGACATCCAATCTCCTACCTCCGTGGTCCGGGGGCAGAGGCCTCGCAAACCCCTGCCCCCATCCGCTAAGGAGGTTCAACATGTAACTCTATTATACTATAGGTTGGAAATGGTGTCAAGGGTTATCCAAGACGTGGTGCAGAAGAGAGTAATACCTTTAACTTATCGTAGTTTCTCTTTACCACCTTGGCCCCTTCGAGGGCATCGTGCACTTTTGGTTCTTCCTCTACTCCGATCATCCTGGATATTACGTGCCCAGCACGGCCCTGCTCTGTAGGCTTTACAAGGTTCCTGCGGATAGCTTCTGAGTACATATTACGGACATCTACGGGCCTGTCATAAGGCACCCCAAGATAATCCATCTCACCCTGCATAAAGAACCTTAAAAACTTCATGTCAAAGGTTGGGTTTTGCCCTACAAGAACGCACCCATCAATACCGCAGCGGGCAAGATAACGCAAAAACTCTTCTTTAACTTCCTCAAAGGATTTGCCTTTCTCCTGGAGTACTTCCCAGGTAAGACCGTTTACTTCGATCGCCTTTGGGGATGCCTTTACGTACTGCTCATTCGTCGGCAAGATAGTCATACTAAACTCGCCGTCTTCGGGGTCGTCTGTCAAGCAGCCTATCTGCAGGATAACTGCCCCCTCTGTGGGCTCTAGCCCACTTGTCTCCAAATCAATGAAGAATCTCTTTTTCGAATCCTTCTGTATTCGCATCTATTAGCTCCTTGATCTCTTCGTCTGTCATTTCATCCACACTCGGTCCGTCTGCAAACACGGATATGCTGGTGTCTTGCAACACCTCTACCACAAGATCAGATAGGGCTCTTGGTTCTCCATACTGCCCAATAACCATAACCTGACCTTTCTCATCAACATAGGGCTTGAAGAGCCCCAGCTTCGTCAGTCCATATATCTCCTCTCCAATCACCTGGATGGCCTTAGCAACAAGCACATCGAACAGCTGGTCTTTCTTTAAGTTTGGAACCATGTTAGCCAAAAAAACTAAGTCCAGCTCACGCTGAGTTATCATCATTTTCTCCTAAGATATCATCGATAGGGGCGAACCTTTCTGTATCACCGGACTCGAAAGCTTCTCGTGCCTCATCGTACTGGGATAACAGATCGTTCGCTTTCTTTTGTACGGACTCATTAGAGTAACCAAAGAAGGTCAACTCCCAGAGTATGTGAGCAACAGTTTCTAGCGGACCCAGGGACGATTCAACAGACATCCCCAGGCATTCATCCCATGGTGTCAACTCTATCGCATAAGATTCCTCCTGGTCTAAAAACTCGTCATTAAAGTTGTCTATCGGTATGCCATCTTCCGAGTATACATCTCGCCGGGTGTTACCGTTGCGACCAAAAACATGCCCATAGGTCTCTTCTTCTATAGTACCGTCCTCTTGCTGGTAGGGCTCTGTTACCATCTCAACATAGATGGTCATATGCGGTTCTTTTTCTAGGGGGTCTGTATTCAACAACTCGGTCAGCGCCTCAGCGTAACCGTCGATGTTTCCTTCTTGATCGGGATAGATCTCGAGCATAGCGTCTGAGATCTCGAACCAACCATATTCTTTGTAAACTTTGCGTAGATAGTCTTTTAGTATCATCCGAGCTCCAGGAGAGTTAGTTTATTTGCTTGCACAATAAAGACATTTTTGTCATCGAACCATGTGGTTTTGATCAGATCAACGGGGTCCATACCTTCCGGTATGACCAGGATATAACTTTTATCCGGGCTCATTTCCTTTGCTACTTTTTCAAAATCCGTCTTTCTGCGAAACAAGTCAAGCATCGACATTATACTTTTCTCCTGTGGGTACCAGCTCAAACTCAACTATTTCGGGTTTAATTTTACCACGATCATACAAATCACGCAACTTCATTGCTGCCCTGCATGCCCAAACTGTGGTGTATACCCTGCCTCTCTCGGTCCATTGTGGGTAATAACCCCTGCCTGTTAAAAACAGGTTTGTGTTTTTGTCACGTACCTTGTAGACTAAGTCTTTCATCGTATCTCCTATAGCTCTTAAGCTCCGGAGGCTCTATCTTACTATATATATACCTGAGCTTATATTTTAATGCCCTTCGGGTTAACTCTGGTAACCAGGGCTTTTAAGGCCTGGGGTCACCCCTAGGATAGAACATAGACTCCCCCCTACCCGCCACCACACAAAAATGGTATCCAATAAGTGTGATAGCTTAAGTAGGGGGGAATGGATGAGCTGTCGTTGCTCAGTCAGGGCTGACTGAGAGGGCGATTAAGGATGGGAATACCATCCGACAAGTACCCTTTTACTCCGAGCATCCTCATTACGCAGTCTTCAACTCGCCCAGGTCTGCTTTTACCGAGTGACTAATCTGTTATCTCCTTCTTCAGGAGTTACCTAGTGCTCTGCGTAATCCCCGAGTTACAGTACGGGGGGTGTCTTGGGTGACACCTACTCAAGTTTCTGTGCTACATTTCGTAGGTTCTGGGATAGCACAGCAAATGGAGAAGTCTAATGTCTCCTGACCGTCAGCATCTGGCCCAGCGACCCTACAAGGGGTCCCCGATGGCAGGTGAATCTTTTTATAGAATAATCTCTGACCGGACTATCCTGATGTAAACCAACCTCAATTATATCACAGATTTTATTCTGTGTCAAATAACCCCATCACCAAGCAAGATCTCAGTGATGACCCAGTCAACAACATTCTGGTCATACTCTGAAACCTTGGTGATCTTATAAGATAATGGGAACGGGATCTCATACTTAGGGCTATCTCTCCTCAACAAGTACTCTGATAGTTGTTCCTTCGGGACCTCCGCAAGTTTACCAACAATGTAAACGATATCCTCTTTGGGGGGTCTTTCGGAATCTTCTTCTACTACAATCTCTTCTGCAGACATTTCGCCAACGACGGCAACTTTTCCTCGTTTTCCTTTATCGATATCCATGGCTATGCCCAGATATCCCATGGCGTGGGCCAAGTGGTCCATCCTCAGTTTACGATAAACACCAACCTCTATTGTACCAGATCTTGTAGTGCGCTCTTCAACATCTCTCTTGAGAGCCGTTACATGGTCAATCAGCAACTCCACCTCCGGGTTAAGGCTGGGGGGTTCTCCGTATAGTTGCCACTCACCTTTTTTGATACTCTCCATCAACTCATCAAACATTGTGGTTCTGTGGATGGTAACATTGGTGGTATACTTCTGTCCCTGTTTGTTGGTCTTCCATCTTGTCTTTTGCTGCTCGATATAATCTGCAGCCAGGAGCTTACCCGGGAAGTTTTTCTGGATAGTAAGTACCGGGTGCCTGTTCGGGTTTCCGTCCCAGACTGCCCTCTTGATCCGGAACAGTTTCATAAGTTTAGCAGCCCGCTCGAAACCGTCCTCCATAGGAATAAACTCTATGTGGACAATCTTTCGAAGGCGACTATCTGGCTCTATTTTGCCTATAACAACCTGGAGCTCGTTGCCCTGGTCAAGTCCCATGTAGTACTTGGAACGGTCATCCGGGCTCATCTCTGGGAGATACGGGTCATCGAAACAGGTTACCAGGAAGTCCTCTCTCTCGATGCTGCCACCCCCCAACTGGTAAGGCATCCCGAGCCTTTTCCTGTAAAACTCCACCAGCTTAGTTTGCGGGTCACGGAAAGCTTTGTATAACTCAATTGCGGGGTGCGTCATCATTTGGCTTATGTGGTATCCCCGGTGCTCGTCACTCAGTTGAGGTTTACCTGGGACCCACTCACCATATTCGTTGATCTCATCGACAGTAAACTCACGGTCGCATTTCTCGCACCCGTAGTATACTCGAGTTGGTGTATCAGGGGGGCCTTCAATCCTGACGTTGACATCGAAGTCCATTACCTGATGGGTTCCACAACTCGGGCACTTCACCATCCACTCACGCATATCCGAGTTCAAGAAGATAGCATTTATTCCGTAGTTTGCCAGGGTTGGGGTAGAGAGTGTGTTGCTCAACTTCCAACGGGACGCATCCAATCTGTTCAGCACAGTGGACATGTGATCTATGTCCGAGAGATCTACCTCGTCAATGATAGCCATATCGGAAGGCAGCATACGGGGTTCCGTAGTCAACTCAGATATGTACATGTAACTGTTGCCTATTCTTTTAGCATGGTTGGAGTTTGGTTCTCCCAGCAACTCCCTGAGAAAGGGAGACGCCTGGATAGTTGGGTCAAGCCGGGTGCCAGAAAAGTCACCGACATCGGTCAACCTGGGTAGGGTGTAAAATACTCTGACGTTCCAGTTTGCTAAGAAGTGCAGGGACTTTACCATCATCAATGTGGTAATCCCAGCCTGGGTACTCTTCTGGATAGCAAATTTCCTGGCAAGTCCGACAGGGTACTTTTCTATAGCCCATGGGTTGCCAACAGAATATAGCTCCGGTAGCCATTTCCAGACCTTCCAGTGTTTGTCGTCCAGGAGGTCTATGTGCAGGATACCGAATGATAAGGGGTCACGGAGAGCTAAACTCTCCAGGTCTGTTTTATTGACCATCTGAAATATCGGGTGCCCAGTCAGGACGCACAAGAGCTCTACAGAAAGTCTTTAGCATCGAGAGGGTGTAGTCCTGATATTCCTTTGTTAGAATCTTTACATCTTCAGACTCTACAGCAGGGTTCAGGGTAATGAAAACGTCCCGGTCTGGTTCCAGGTCACCATCAAACCAGAGCACACCACCTAATTTCTGTCTGTACAATGACAGCAGAACCATGTAGTCTGTCTGGTTGTCGTTTACCGAGTTTTCAAACCTCATTCCATACGTATGTAGGAAGTCCTTTGCCTGATCGTCGCTGTTAAACTGCAGCGGACTCTTTAGCCACATCACCATCGTTATTCTCCTCTATTTTTGCTGCCCGAACAGCCCCCTGCTCGAGCAGATAAACTATTTCATAGTCCTTCGTTGACATATTGTGTTTAGAGTACAAGTGTGAATGCAGGGACTTATACCTGTTACCACAGATATGGCACAGAGAACCATGTTCGTTTGTATCCAGCACACCCATTTCCCCGTATAGTGAGGAACCATCTGAGTTTAGTACTGGTCCATCTTCAATCTTTTCATCGATGACACGATAGGTAGTTTCTACCGCATCAATTACCTGCCCGGCTGACTGCTCTCCGAGCTTATCAACAATATAGTCAAGCGCATCGCTCTGAGCTTTCAATACTGTATTACCAAGCTCGTGGGTAACTTTCACGTCCAACTTCTGGCCTGAAAACAGACCAATAACATACCTGGACTGAGCAGCAACTACACTCAGTACTTTAGGGTCAACGTAGTGCTCTTTTCCTTCTGCATCATAGTAAGACCCGCTCAAACTGAGGTCCAGGATCTGGTCAGACCTGTTTACAGCTTTCAAAAACTGTTGTTCCAGGCGGGCCATCCTCCATTGGGTCAGCATCTCCCTACCGCTGGCAAGCGTGGCTGCCATTACAGGGTACTTCGAAATCCACTTCCTGATTGTTTTCGCTTGTACTCCGATCTCTTCTGCTACTTGGCTCAGAGGAAACCCAACCAGGAGGAGCTCTGTGGCCTCTACCACATCTTCAGGAATGTCCTCATCCTCGTTGATCGTGTCTATAAGTTTGTCTACTATCTCACTCCACTCAAGGTCCGGTGCGTTAGTCACTGCTAACTCATTTGGCATTTGATATTACCCCCTCCAGGTCCGTTATGTCCAGGTTTATTTCGTGCAGGTTTTGCTTTTTAGTCTGCCTACGTTCTTTCTGTGTCTGCCTCCACAAATAGCGCAACCATGCGGGCCATCTATATGGGGAGCTCCCGTATTTCATTTCGCATTTACTGCAAATTGCAAACTGCCATGTGATGGTCTGCCCACAACCTGCTAAACATTTATGAGCTGGCATCCATGGCCTCCCTTATCTCTTCAATTGCTTTATGATAGATTGCGCCAATTGCAGCCCGGGTCAATCCTACTACTTTAGCACAGTCCAGTTGGGTATGTCCTGCAGATACCATGGCAAGAACCACCCGTTGCTTGGGTGGCATAGCCATTACGGCCTCATTTATTTCTATGCGCTCAAAAAGCTTGTCCTCATCAGTGTGATCTAGCACAAGTATATTTCCCCCTATATTTATGATATATATAATAATTATACCACAAAACATAAAAAAATGCAAATTGACTACATAAGACACTTATGTTACAACTACCAACAAAACCTCAGTTTCGGTAACAGTTATACTACAATACTATTGTTACTGAAATTGAGGTTTGCATTTATCCAGAATGTGTGATATAATTAATAAAACTTACTACATAAGGAGGCACTAAAATGAGTGTCAAAAATCTTTGCCTGTTCTCTGGATTACTTGGTCAGGACCCAGAGATGAAATACCTCCCTAGCGGATCTGCGATGGTTACCTTTGGGGTAGCATCCCGCAAGTCCTGGATGGGGGATGACGGTCAGTGGAAGGACGAGACCACTTGGTTTGACTGCGTTGCATTTGGGAAGAAAGCCGAAAGGATTATTGCCCGGGCCGTAAAAGGTACCCAGGTATTCGTAGAGGCGGAATACCAAAGGCGAGCTGTCCAAGATGAAGAGACCGGGACCAACCGTTATTTCCACAACTTCAAAGTTGTAAGTATAGACTTTGGAAAGGGTGCAATCGATGCTGGCTCTGGAGAAAGCTCCAGCGAACCAGTTTATACTGATGCGGTAGATGTGCCCTTCTAGTTACGGGGTAAGCCTGGATAAGTTTGCACGACTGCTTGAGGAGGATGTGGGGGAAGACCCCACCCTCCTTATTGCTATTTATCTTGGACTAGCTTACCAGCAGGTTGAAAAGATGATAGCAGATGGTCTGGACTTATCCACCGTCTTACTACCCAGCCTCGAGAGAGCCTGGAGAGAGAACCTGTTCATAAGACACAGTGAAGAGCCCGGTACTTTGGACGACGGGTTACTAACAAAGTATGGAGCTATAAATGCTACAACTACCAGTGACGATCCACAAGGACCCCCTGATAATAGGGACGCTGAAGATCAAGATCAGCTTGCACAGGGAAACAATCCAAGCAGCTACAAAACAAGGTATAGACGCCGAAGAGTTGTCAAACCTCGTGGCTCAAAAAGAAGTGGAGGTAAAGGAATATATTGGTAGTTTCTTCGAGGAAACAGAATGAAAAAAGTCCAAGTTTGGACTGATGGGAGCTCGGATTGGAACACTAGGATGGGGGGCTGGGCTGCAGTCCTACTAACAGAAAAAGACAATATCAAAATTGTGCGTATTATTGGACAATATATGTCCGATACTACCAATAATGTCATGGAAGCTTATGCAGTGCTTGCTGCAATCGAGGCCCTATACTACCCGTGCCATGTAGAGATAATCACGGACAGCCAGTATGTTATCTACGGGATAAGGCGCATCATGACAGGCAAAAAACTCCTGGAAACAAACACTTGGTTGTGGGAGATGCTGCAGAAAGAAATCGTAGCAGGAAAGCATCGCATAGACCTGACCAAAATAAAAGGCCACGACGGAGAGTACATGAATGAGATCGCAGATCAGGTTGCAGTGCAATGCAGGACCAAGATGCTAACGATTGACGAGACAATACACGACTTCAACCAGAGGCGCTTGGTAGACTTCATGGGAAGAATATCACCATGAGCACCGTAACCTACAAGGCGCAAAAAGGGATACATGCTACTCGAGGGGCTGTTCCTCTGGCAGGTACAGCACATCTCTACACCGTAGATAAAGTGCTATGGCCCGATGCAGTTGAGGAGTACTTGCGGGAGAGGTTGGTTGGTACGACCTTACACGTTTGCCCTGGTAAGAGCATGCTGGGAGATGTTAGGATCGACCTGTTCGAAGACGCTGACATCAAAGCGGACGCTGCAAGGCTGCCCGTAGCAGACAACTCTTTTGATACTGTGCTGATAGACCCCCCGTACAACGGGAAGTTTCAGTGGAACCATGATATGTTAAATGAGTTGCACCGGGTTGCCAGGAAAAGGATCATCTTTCAGCACTGGTTCTCCCCGGTAAACAAAGACGGAAAGTTTAAAAAAGCACATGTTTGGCACTTAGTTGAAGGTGCTATTGTTCCAGAAATGCCTTACGAATATCTTAAGGAAAATAAGACACTTCTAATTGGCGTGGATGGTGGGGGTGTGATTGTAGAGGAAGGAGAAGGTAAAACTTTTGACCTGACTGATCTCGCATACTGGCAACCAAGAACATACTTCGGAAGGGTCCAGCTTATCTCCATACTCGATAATCTTGGAGGCAATGATGGAACAAGAGACGATGCCCAGGGAGGGGTTCTTATATAAGACTATCTTTGGGAAGTTTGCTATAGTAAAATTTCCTAAAGAGGTTCTAAAGTACATCTTCAAAAAATGGCCTGATGGGGAATACAGCTTCATCGGCATTGGATGGGGATACCACTACCTGGGACTGTTTACTGCAGGAATAAAAAGGGAAAAATGACCACAATCTACGTAAAAGATACGGATGACCTGCCAGAACGAGACCCCAATGATGTTTACGTCACTGAGAAAAATCTCATTCGGGCAGCCTACAATGAGTTTCTAGTAGAGCCAGTTAGTAATGCCCTGGATGTTGGTGCCGGGGACGGTCGCTGGGGGGAGGTGCTCATAGAGTACGTCCCTACAGCTAACCTTACTGGAGTAGAGTTACTAAACCAACCACAACCGCCCAACTTCGATATCTGGTTTAACAACACAGATTTCATGAAATGGGCGCCCCTGCAAGACCAGATATATGACCTGATCGTCAGCAATCCGCCTTATAAGTTTGCTGAGGAAATGATCAGGCTATCTTGGGATCTGCTGGTCCCTGGAGGACAGATGATCTTTCTTTTAAGGTTAGCTTTCCAGGCCAGTGTTAAAAGATATGAAGGTCTCTGGAATGAGATCTGGCCCAGTGAAGTTTCGGTGTGTGCTCGAAGACCATCCTTCTATGGTGGTGGAACAAACGGGACGGACTACGGCATATACTACTGGGAGAAGGATGACCACGGTAAACCAGTTGGTGCACCCCGGTTATGGGTCACATCATTACTGCTACACAACAGGGGGGACGATGAATACTGGGCTGCCTAAATATAGATTTCATGTTGGGAACGTACTCCGCATGAACCTGCTGGCTGAGAAGGTAAACAAAAGTCTGTCAGAGGGTTATATAATCAGGTCTGAGAGAGTGCTGCCGTCTTCTAAAACGCAGCACCCGGGCATGATGATTGTTGCCATGGAACACGACGGACAACCAGGGATGATGTGGAGGGCCGTTTATGGGAATAGGTTACCCAAAACCGAAGAAGGGCGGGAAGAAGAGGGACGATGATGCAAGAAAACGGGCCCTCAAGGAATACAGAAAAACGAATGTTGCCCTGGCGATCAGTAGAGATGACAACAGGTGTGCAATATGCCACTTTAAGCATGGAAGATACCGAAGAAGGGAAGAAGTACACCACGTATACAGTAGAGGTCGCAGATCCGGGGACTTCCGGGAAAGGTATGACAATCTCCTCTGTGTGTGTAAAGAGTGTCATCCCCCTGCAATCCAATTTCCTGGCGGGTCTGCTCGCCTGGGGTGGGTAGAGGACATATTGAGACAGGCTAATGAGCATCCAATCAACAAAGAGTTTAGGAAACCAGTGTAAGGGCTGCGGTAAATATTTTCCGATACAGAAACTTTTCCCAATGATACATAGTGGAAAGTACTATGGCAACTATTGTAGATCGTGCTATCTAAGAAGAGAGGTTTTTATGACTAGTGAAGAGTTTGACTGGACATACTATTATGCTGAGCTGGAGAAAGCAAAGTCCGAACGTATAAAGTGGTTTATGGTTGGTGTGTGTCTAGGAGGAGCTGTTACGGCAGCGATTTTATTAGCACTTCTAAACTTTTAAGGTTTTTTAGTTACACTTTGTTTAATGGATCGATTGAAGTACTTAACAACTTGCGGAGACCGTGATGCCTGATGATGCGTGGAAGAGTTTTGAGAGACGGGTAGCAAAATATTTTCCGGATGGACGGAGACGAGGCCCAGATACACAAGGAGAAAAGAACCAGGGAAAGACCGATGTAGTTTCTCCAGGATGGGCCATAGAGTGTAAACTGCTGAGTACAGTATCTTTTCAGATTCTAGTGAACGCAGCCCAACAGGCACAAAGCAATAAATCAGTACCAGAAGACATACCAATAGCAGTAGTAAAAGAAAAGGGTAGACATGACAGCAATGCCCTAGTCATAGTAGACTGGGATACTTTCATGGACTACTTCAACCCAAACTCAGGAAGTCCCGGATGGGGTATATCTTATCTGCCCTCCAGAAGGCCTACGATGAAAGAAATCTGGAAGACTGTAGAAGACGCCGAAGAGTGGGCACGTAAGATAAACGCCATCCCAGTAGCCAAGATAGAAAAGTATGGTACTGGTACCAAAATTGCTGTAATGAAGCTTCCTAGCTTCGCTCAACACTTCATCTCAAGTTAATAATTTCATACACTGGAGGTCTATTATGGACACTTCTTGGTTTACCGACCCTTTCGCTAGGGAGATTTTTGAGACCAAGTACAAAGGGGAACGCAAAGGGGTAGAGGATCACTTTTGGTACCTAGCCCAGACCGTTGCCGAAGCTGGGGGCGACCCCAGGTACGCACGACGCTACTACGACTTAATGATAAACAAACGCTTTTCTCCAGGCGGAAGGATACTTGCATATGCTGGTAGACCGACAGCAAAACTAAGTCTGATGAACTGCACAACACATGAGGTCCCCGGGGATAGCCTCGAGGATATCTCAGATACTGCTTATACAATTATGAGGGCGTCTTCAAGGGGGCAGGGAATAGGGATCGATATCTCTAACCTGCGTCCTTTTGATTCACCAGTAAATAATGCTGCAAAGACATCCACCGGGGCAATCAGTTTCATGCAGATGCTGAATAATGTTGGTGCTACGATAGGGCAGGAAGGACGACGTGCTGCCCTGTTGTTTTCTATCGCTGATGACCACCCCGATTTATACCGCTTGGGCCATAAAGACATGCTATGTCCAGTATGTGGAGGGGCTGGATGTGATGCATGTTTTAACGGCTACATACCGATGGATTTTCTTAACATTAAAAGACTTCCAGGGATGTCCAGCGCAAACATCTCTGTACGGATTAGTGACGCCTTCATGGATGCAGCAATCTCGGACCAGTTATGGACTTTGTCATTTAAAGGTAATAGTGGTGGACAGGATTTCAGGTCAGAGACGATTATCTCTGCTCAGGATCTTTTTGATACCCTGGCACATTCCGCTCATGCTGCTGCAGAGCCCGGAGTGCTATTTTGGGATACTTCTAAAAGGTTCTCAAACTCTGACCTATTCGGTGATGAGTGGCGCATCGTTGGGGTAAATGCATGCAGCGAGCAGGTGCTGGACCAGGACGGGGTTTGCAACCTGGGCAGCATGAACCTAGCTGCTTATGTGTATGACCCATTTACCAGCTACGCCCGGTTTGATATGACCTCTTTTACATCTGACGTGATGGCGTCTGTCAGGTTCCTGGATGAGGTGATCGACCTGGAGCTGGACAACAAAGGATGGATCACGGACAGGCAGCGCAGGTCCCTGATTATGTTGCGGAGAGTTGGTCTTGGGGTTATGGGACTGGCAGATACCCTAGCTATGCTGGGATATTCGTACTCTTCCAACCCTACGACAGTGTCCTTTGTAAACTCTGTCTTCAAGTCGATGCGGGATGCTGCTTATACTCAGTCTGTAACAATGGCCCATGAAAAGGGCCCGGCTAAGGCCTGGGATATAACAGAAGATAGCCGGGAATCCATATCAAGGCAAGGGTTCTTTGGCACCCTTCCCCCTAACCTTCGCAGATCAATCATAGACCACGGCACCCGTAATGTTACCCTGTTGTCTGTGGCGCCGACTGGGACTATCAGCAACCTGTTCGGTGTTACGTCAGGAATAGAGCCTCTATTTGCGCCCAGGTTCACACGCCGGGTAAGAATGAGTGGTAACGACGAGTTTATTGAATATGTGCACCCAGGCGTAAAACTCGCACTAGCAAACGGCAAGTCTGAGAACATCTATGAAACAGCTTATGAAGTATCTCCAGACGATCACATTGCATTACAGGCCCTGGCCCAAGAGTACATTGACCAATCAATCTCTAAGACGCTGAACCTGTCAAAGGACGCAACCCCTGGTGATGTAGCTATTGCTTATCGTACCGGATGGGAGAAGGGCCTGAAGGGTATGACCGTTTATGTAGATGAGTCCAGGTCAGAGCAAGTTTTGTATGCACATGATAAAGAGGAGGATAAGTGTCCCCAATGTGGTGGGGACCTCGTACACGAGAATGGTTGTATAGACTGTTCTGTGTGTACGTACTCACTCTGTTCTCTCTAACCCTTGACCTCTGGGTAAATATGTAGTATAATTGTAAGATGAATCTACATATAGAGGAGACAGGGACATGATTGATCGGAGGCAGACTACGAAAGTTGCCATTATTATGGCAGTGTTGGTATTGGTTACCGCATTCGTGCTGTACACCCTCATAACCAGACCTAATGCAGAGTCACTAGCTGCGGAAGCTGCACTTGCCCAGGCCCGGGCAGCAGAATACCAGGGTGAATCTACATTACTACAGGCTAAGGCCCAACTTGTTGAGGCATACCCCGATACGCTGCATGCAGCCGGGAGTGCGTCTTGGGAGTTGGGCCGGGGTCTTTTTTTAACCTCCCTGGCGATCGGAGTAGTGGTGATAGCTTTTGCAATCGCAGTCGGTTATATTATGAGGAGTACATCTAATGCGTACATGGAAATCAATGCGATCAAAGTACTACCGAAGTTACCAGAGTCAGCGTATGCTGGTGCTCTTGGTGCTGGGACTACTGGTGGGGATGGGGATGTACTTGACGATGGGGGAGGCGGAAGCTACAGTCCCTACAGAATCAACCTCGACGGCGACACCGACTATGGTGGCTACGCAGAGCGAGCCCAGCAGCAATACGAAAAAAGAAACCGAGGCATCACCAAAAAGTTGCGGAATCTCTTCAAGTTATCCTGAGAACATCCGGCAATGGTGTGACTTGATCACAAAACATTCCAAAAATAATGGCCTTGACCCAGACTTAGTAGCTGCCCTCATCTGGCAGGAGAGCGGGGGAAACCCGCAAGCTTACTCCGGAAGTGGTGCAGTTGGGTTGATGCAAGTAATGCCCAGGGACGGTATCGCAGCAAGCTTTATGTGCCCCAATGGGCCCTGCTTTTCCAACAGGCCAACGATGGAAGAGCTATTCAGGCCAAATTTCAATGTGAAATATGGCACAAACTTCCTGGGAAATCTGGTGAATAGCCAGGGAAGTATACGCAATGCTTTATTTAAATATGGCCCGGCTAATGTCGGGTACTACTATGCTGATAAAGTACTTGCAATATATAATAAGTATAAGAAATGAGCGAAGTAGGAAACGACTTTATCTTCACCCACATACATAAGACTGGTGGGCATAGCGTGCGGGAGACCCTACGACTAAACTTCACTACTATAGTCAGGCACCCTTACCATGCAAAGGCGGAGATAGTTGATCGACCCATGGTGTTTACTTTCGTCAGACACCCAGCTTTCTGGCTCAGGTCATACTGGGCAAACCGGGTTGACAATTACTGGGCTATTGGGGGTGGTAATGGAGAGTGGAATAAGATCACAAAGGAGCTAAACCCGTTTGCCAGGGATGTTTGCTCTGAGTTTATCATCAATGTGGAGATGGCTAAGCCAGGGATCGTTGGAGAGTACTTCAAGAAGTTTTTTGTAGATGACATTCGGGTTGGAAGGACAGAGTTTCTATATAACGACCTTTTGGAGTTTCTTCCTGAAATTACCCGGTTTAGTCCGAAATCGAACGAGAGGGTTGGAAAGCCTCAGATCTCTATCGAGGCATTTGAGGTAGCATCTAAAAAGGAACGTTGGGCAATCAAGAGTTTCTATCCCGACGAAAAAGAGTTATTAGATACAATTTGGGAAGGAGATGTTTATGATGCAACAGGTATTTAGAGGTGTGGCAATCACTACGCCAATAAAAGTAGCGAGGGTTCACCCCTTGTCTATATTACCAACTGTGAACCATGAGCACGATGCAGGGATAGATTTCTATGCATATGAGAAGGTTGTAATCCCACCTCTCAGGAGCTCTGTGGTAGATACTGGGATCAGTATTGCAATCCCAACGGACTGTGTAGGTCTGCTATGGCCCAAGGGTAAGAGTGATTACCTTATTGGCGCAGGGGTTGTTGATTGGACTTACCAGGGGACGATAAAGTTTAAGATAATCAACTGGTACCCGGAGGATTATCTGCACATAGCGTGGGGAGAGGCTCTTGGTCAGATGGTACTGGTGAAAAATGAGAGCCCAGCTGTGTTGGAAGTCCCTATTTCGGAGCTATTTAGTAAACAAACAAAGAGAGGTAGCAGTGGCGGAATCGATGGAACAAGTTTATCTGAATAAGTTGTCAGAGCACGATGCACTGTGTGCCCTGGCCTTTGTGTGCATCATCTGGGATCTGCCCCCAATGGAGGACATCTGGAATAAATCGCACCCGGATGACCTGAAAGACAGAAACTGGACAGCTAATGTCATGTTTGGTGGAGATGGTCTGGTAAATATCTCAAACTATAACTTGCATGATCTGTCCCAGGTTCAAGTTGTACTTACTGCTCTGGGAAAAACACAACCAGAGATGGTTGAATACACAAAGGAGTTGCTATGGTTGCCTCCATCCGAAGACAACGTGGCGTCGCAATCGACGGTCCTATAACCCCGTTGCTGCATATAGCAGCAGTAACAGAGGTCGGTCACGACATCTGGGACATAATGAAAAGACGGGAAACCACGATAATATACGCCCCTCTTGCTGGGTTTGCAATAACCCCATGGAGAAACATTATCTTATTGGACAACTTATTCAGGGGTCCGAGAGGATATGACGACTATAATGTTAGCGTTATCTGCCATGAGATTACGCACCTGCTGCAGAGAGACCTGTCCAGGCCCAAATACTTTCCAAGTGGTGGGTTTTCCCCGGGACGATATAAAAGATGGATCGGGGATTCCACCAACTACATGGAAGTGCTGGCATACATAGTATCCTTTGCGGTGCTGTATGACCTCAGCAACTCGGAGGCGCAGAAGAAACGGGCAAAAGCCGATCTCGAGGCTCTTACTGGGTGGCCCATGGATGCTTGTGACTACTTAGTAGAGAGGTTCCCCAATGTTGGACTGTACTCTAAGAATGCCAGGAATGAGCAGCACTTCGAAGACAACAGGATACCAGCGAATGATTGGGGATACTGGCTGCAGTTTATGGGTTTTGGATCGGGGAGTGTTAGAAGGATAAAGGAGATAGTAAATGGTTGAGAAAATCTTTACAGATTTTGCTAAAGAAAAACTGCTAAATGGGGATTTTGCTACTCAGAGGATGACGGGCAGAGTCGGAATCGAAATTGTAAGGATCAACAGCGGTGGAGTTTATGTCAAGTACTTCCTGGAAGATGAAGATAGTGGTAAAAAGCTGTGGGAAACAGAGGAAGTATTACTAAAAGAAGGTTGGTGTTTACACTTAGAGCCTGTATGGATGTCTATTGATGTGGAGATAGTATGAAAGTAACACAACCAACACCTCATGGCACAGGCCCTGCTATAGCAGAGCTGGTACAAAAGGATATCGATGCCAGGATGGAGAAGGGCCTGGAGACCTACGGAGAGAAGCTACGGGCCCACAACGGGAGAGATCCGCTGGTAGATGCCTATGAGGAAGTCCTGGACCTAGCAGTCTACCTGCGCCAGGAGTTATACGAACGATACGGAGAATAATATGTCTTACATGAAAGCGTTTCAAACAGAAGCTGAGAGGTACTATGCGCCTGACTATGTGCGTATGGACTTGCTTATGAT